ACAGTCTTTTCTTGCTGCCACCTTTCCTCTAGTGCTGTCAGCTTCTTCTCAGATTCCATATAGGCTCCTGTGTTGGGGTTAATCGTCGCTATACTTCTTCAGCTCTTCGCGGACAATACTGTCCACCAAACGAATACCTTCCAACCTGCCCATAAGGAAACGATACCGCTCCATATCAGTTACGGTTCCATTCAAGACAATCGCTTCTGTGTCCTTTTCTAGCTTTCTAATGTCTTTAAGAACGCGCTCGGCGAACTCTAGCATGGTCGTTTTTCCATGAGAGCAGACGGTTTAATGCCACCATCTGGAAGGCCTTTAGTATATCTTTACGGGTCTGTTACCGTCTTTTTTCTTAACAGTCATTATCGCGCCGCCTTTACTTTTCTTTACAGGCTTTTTGCGCGACTTACCCGCTTTACTCAAAGCTATTGCAACCGCTTGTTTTTGGGCTGCTTTTTTGCTCTTTGGTTTACTGGTGCCTATCTTACCCTTTTTTTCGTAAGTTTTAACCAATTCACCTATATTTTTTCCGATTGTTTTACGGCTACTGCCTCTTTTTAAGGGCATTTTATTATCCTCTCGGAGCGTAGATACGTTCCCGAGCCACTTCAGCACGCTGATCCGCGATCTTTTCTTGCGACTCTATGCGATCTTGACTGGCCTCTGCATTCTGCTGAATACGCATCTGCTCGTTAGAAAGACTCTGTTGCTTAAGCTGTGCATCCATCTGGTCCTTAGCCGCACGCTGTTGGAGCTCCTGCTCCTTAAGCTGGACCACAGGATCAGGTGCCGCTTGGCCTTGACCAGAGAGCTCTGCCTGCATCTGCTTAGCTTCCATCATGTACTGAGAAACCTTAATTGCAATCAATGCTTCACGCTGCATGTCAGAAACCATACGGTCTGGATCGTTACCGTATTCTTGGAAAAGTTCTGCCTCAGCGTCCTCTTCTGCCTTGATCTTAACGTGGTCAAGTACGTGCTTCTGTAATTCTGAAGCAGCCAGAGGATTGGCTTGTATCAAAGGGGACATTCCCATCATCAGGTGAGACGCAATGTGAGCATCATGCTGCTGGCCCGCATAAACCTTAAGCTGCTTGCCATCCACAGCGTCAATGTTCTCGCTGGCTGGGTCCTTGGGCATCTGATTGGTCTGGACCTTCAAGATGCCGTCGATGTCCCGCACGTTCATCGCTTGATACACACGATAGTACGCTTCGTACATATTGTGCATCTGAGGCGCGCTCTGGGCCAACTGTAGCTGAGTCTGAGCTAACGTAATGCGCTGAGCAGCAGAAAATATGTTTGGATCGGCCACAGGAAGGACCGAGACCATATTGTCAAAGTCAGCCCTTTTAACGCTGCGACAGGCTCCCGGCACGTCATACGGGTACTCATCCGGCAGAAACTCGCCGAATCCCTTGAACAGCATCTCAAATTCTTGCGTCTGGGCGTAATACAGGCGCTTGTGTATGGCCGACATGACCATAGAGCCACGCTCTAGCAGAGCGATTGTGGTGCCCACAGCGGCCTGTTGGTTGCCGTCCCCTACCTGCATGTCTGCAATGCTTGCAAGGCGCTTACCAGCGTCCACAGTGAAGCCTAAGAGGGCAAATAGCGTCTGGCTAGGCTCTTTATACGGCAGTGGCAGCAAAGAGCTGCCCAGTTCCGCGCCACCAGCGTCAATATCCCGCCACTCGCCCGGCTGTATAGGCTCATCATCCGCTGCAATACGGGCTCCTTTAGCCTTGAAGCCCGCAGGAAGGTTAGAAAGTGTCCCAGCGTCAATTAATTGACGCAATGCAGCAGTTGCAGTCTTAGAAAGGCCGCCAATCAAGTGCACAAAGCCTAATCCGTAGGCTCCCGGCCCTTCTACAAGCACGTAATGCACAAAACATTCACGCCGACACTTATATTCGTCGTCTTCTTTCCAATTTCGACGCACTGAAACTATTTGTCCGGTACTTTCGTCCATGGTTACGACGTAAGGCAACTTAATTCCAGTCGCATTGCCCTTTTCATCAGCGTCTTCGTAGCCATCAATGTCTAAATCGACGTGAAATTCCAACAAAAAGAGCTCTTCCGGCTCTCCAGTTGCTTGAATTCCGGTAATTCTGTCAATCGTTGCGCTAATTTGGTCGTTATTGCTGCCTGATTCGTCAGGTTCCAGCTTAATATCAAGATACTCGCCCGCAATTACGCGCTTTTTGAACTCATTTGAGTCCATTGCAATGCGATGAGTGATGCGACGGCACTCAGAAACGACGCTAGAGCCGTTGTATGGGATGTAAAGATCATCAGGAAGCACCACTCGGCTAACCATTCGGCCCAGCGGGTAGTCGTAATAGACCTTTTTGAAGGTTGAACCACCGTATCCTGTGTAAAACAGCAACTGATCGAACTCCGGCGTGTACTCTTTCATCACCGAAGTTATCTGATAGTTCATAAAATCTTGAACCCGAGTGGCTTGTTGGACCTTATCCAAGGTCTCTTTGCCTAAAGTCTGGGTCCTGACAGGACCACCAGCGGGCATGAGCTCTTTAAACGCCTGTGCTTGGAACTGCACAATGGCTTCAGTCAGCATTGGGTGGACTGTGCCTGTCGCGCCACGGAAGGGCTTGGTCCGTTCTTCCATCTTCAGGCCAAGTAAATCAAGGCCTTTAGCGTAGGTGTCTTCCCAATCGCTTCTTGAGGACTTATCCGCCTCAAAGAAAGTCATCAGGTTGAGAGAAATAAGGTCCAGCTCCTGCGGATCAATCTCATCAGCGAGATTGTCGTAAAAGCCGTTTTCTTCATTTTCTTCTACCTCAATCTCAACGGAGCCGTCTTCCTCAAGCTCAATCTCGATTTCTGGACCTTCTTCTATCTCAACCTCCACCATTTCACTGACAGGGGCTAGATTTACGACTTTATCTATAGGCATGATGCTGTCCTACAAGTTTTGTGCCATTATACACACAACACGTGCTATATTGCGCTCCTACTCCCATTTATCCTATAATCTAATAGTATAGGAAGAAAGGAGAAACACATGTCAAAAGTTACTGACTACTTTAGCTGGCAGGATGGTCCCGCTGTTGTAGCCGAAAATATTAATGACCCAAGTATATCCCGTGGTTACTACATTGCTTTCGACGGGAAAGAATGGTCTACCGCTAATGGCGCTCAGGTATTTGACTTTTTCAAAGACGGCGAGCCCATGAAAAAAGCCACGTTTGAAGAACGCTTCGGGTCTATCGGTCAAGATTTACCCTCTTTACCTGCTACATAGCCGCCCTTAGCAAACTTCTCTACAAGACTGTTCGTGATCTCAGGATCAATGTTCTTGGCTGCGTCATTGTAAAGTCTTTCTTGTTCCGCCCGAACTTGCCGCAATTTCTCAAGTTCGCTGCTAGGCATATCCGTTTCAGACTTGTACTTCTCAAAGAAACTACGCTCTTGCTCATACAGCTTGTGGCCAAAGGTATCCTTAGCCTCCAGCATTTCTGGCGTAGTTAACTGTATTTCGGCTGTTAAATTCTCGCCATCAGGTGAGGTGTATTGCACATTTAGCTTACGGTCAAAATACCCGCTTCCAGAAACTCTTTGCCAGCCCCCGTCAATAGTAGGCATTTTATCTGTTATTAAACGAGCAATTTCATCCGACTGAGCTTTAGTGGTAACCACAATCGTAGATCGGATTGGATCAGGAATGTCTACGGCTGTACCGCCCTTTCTTGATAGTTTGGCGTCTATGCTTTCAACCGTTTTAACTGGACCCGCAACATACCTGCCGCCCACCGCATCAGATATCTCTTTCATCTCTGTCTGGAAAGCAGGGTCTGCGCGTGTTGCCATTTCAAACAGTTTTTGTGAGCTAGTCGCATCCGACTGGTGAGATTGATTAAATTCAGCCTCAATCCGACGGATTTCTTCAACCGGAACGCCTTCCTCATATCGCATCGTGCCAATATTAAAAGCCTCTCCTGCTCTTGGCATGCTGCCTCGGGCCCCAGCCATTACAGCCTTCTTGCCACCACGAGCAAACATTCCAAGCAGAGGAATAGCGCCCGCCATGGAAACAGTCGATAACTGGCGAAGCATCTTGGCAGACTCCGTATCCCCCGCAGCTTCAGCCTGATCAGCTTGCTCCGAGAGCTCCTGAGCCTGTTGATAAGAGCTGTACTCACCGTATACCGGCATCATCTCAGCCGCAAAGCCTAAGGGGTCTTCCCCCGCAGCTTCCTTGATCGCACCGCCTATCTTCGATAAATCATCAAAAACCATACTTGCAGATTCGCCGAACGACAGATCACTGCCTATCGGCGAACGCGATTTTAGGTAGCCACCAACAGACGATGGGATATCCATCGCTCCTCTAGTGATGTTCCTTAAAAGTCCCTCACTCTCCTGCCTTTCTGGCTCTTGGGCCATGGCATCCGCATCAAGTTGCTCGAGCATCATTCGTGACTGAGTGACCTCGCCTCCCTCAGCATACATCGGAGGAGGCAGTCGCAAGTCGACTGGCCTTATCGTGTAGCCTGAAACAGGGCCCGTGGACCCCGCAGCAGCGTTGAAGTTTGCATAACCTCCGCCATAGTCGGCACCAAAGCGGTCCGCGTTCTCCGCAATGTCAGAATAACCACCTTGTAGCGGTGTTCCTTGAGCCGTGGGGCTTGTAGTCTTAGCTGGCTGACTCGCGGCCCACGAGCTAAAACTCGATTGGAAAGCAGAAGGATCAAAGGACCCGCCAATACCAAACTCCCCTGAACGCAAGCGATTACGCCATGTGTAGTAATCCGAGCCGCCCTGTATGCCCGCATCCGCAAAGGCTCTCATCAATGCCGCATCCTGTTGCTGGAGCCCCGAGGCATAATCCTGTGAGGCAGAGCCAAAGGACAATGCAGTCGGACTTAGCAGGGATCGCGGTCTACTGGTCACGCTAGGAGGCCTAAAACTCATGCCTGCACCTGTGGCAGGGCGTAAGCTCGCGGCTGGCGTGTACTCATAAAAGCCGGGCATACCGGGAATCGCGGTTCGTGGGGCGCTTTCCCTGAACGCTACGTCTAGCGCGGGTTCGCCCGCTGCATATATGTCCGGCTGCTCAGGAAGAGGCTGATATACCGTGGGAGCAGTATAAGGCGCTTGAGTCTGGACAAACGGAGTAGTGTCCACCAAAGGAGTCTCTGGTGGGGGCGGAGGAGCTTTTTCCTTGACGGGCAGGTTAAACAAGATGCTGGGGTCCACGCCCGCCGCTTGAATGTCTGCCAACGTATAACCGCCTTCCAATGCAAGCTCCCTCAGCAGGCGTTTCTCCGCTGGGGTTATGCCGTCTTGCTGGATGTTCGCTACAAACTCACGGCCCTGTTTCTGCAATGACGCTACCCCGTCCACGCCCGTTGCTGAACGCGCAGCAACCTCTGCCGCTAGGACAGGGTTAGCCGTATACGCGGACTCCACAGTGGTTGGCAGGTCAAGTCTTGGCCCAGTGGCAGGAGTAGTGAATATCTTATCCAAGACATTCTGCCCAACACCGGCGTTAATGAGGTCAGTGTTGCTGATCCCTGCCTCAAGCATGATATTGTACGCTTCAGCGCCTACAGGCTGATTGCCAGCAAACTGGTCTTCTCCAGCCATGTACTTGTCGGCAAGCCCTCTCAGGTTGGCGTAGTAAGCCTGCACGCCCTCTAGGCCGCCGCTCTCAAGAGCGCGTTTATAGGCAGCAGATTGATCTAAAGCAGATTCTTGGGCAAGATTTACCGTGCCGCCATTCGCCATTTTAATAGGAATCCTCGAGAGCATCTCTCGAGCTGAAGTACCGGGCATAAGGGCGTCCCCTTAATTCGTTAATAGTTCGGCCATTCTATCCTAATAATACTCTGGGACAAGCCCTTCCATTGAAGGCTCGTCGTCTTCTTCGTCATCATACAGGGAAATAAAGTTGCCTGATCTGAATCGCATCAGGGCCTGAGTGGTGCTATCCACCATGTCGTCGTTGTCGCCATTGGGAAAAGCGGCACATTCTTCGATAAGTTCGTCTGCCCATTGCGTCTCTGGGGCCCAGACCATACCTGATTCGAGGATCGGGGCTACTGAGTTGGCTCTCGAGATTTTATCTTGCCCTGCCCGACGACCACCGGGCGAATACATAGTGACAGGAATGC